TATGTGGGAGTTCGGTAAAGAAATTTACATGCAACTTTTAGGAATCGCAGATGATGAGGATTATGGTGATTACACAGACATTAATGAAGGTCGTGATTTCACTTTAGAAGCAGTTATGGGTGATATTGGTGGTCGTCAAGGACTAAAAACATCAATTCGTATCAAACCTAAAACATCTCCATTAGGAGCTGACTCATCAGATATCGAGTCTTGGTTAGTAAACCAACCTGATATTTTAGAGCTTCAACGTAAAATGGAATTTGACAAATTAAAAGAAACACTTCAAAACTGGTTAAATCCAGAAGATGCTGTTGAATCAGATTCATCAGATGATGAAGATGAAGAAGAAGTAGTTGCTGCACCTACTAAAACAGATTTACCTTGGGAAAAGGAAACATCATCAAACAACTATGAGTTAAAAACCAAGAAATCAAAAGCAGATAAATTCGACGAATTGTTCGACGAAGACTAAAAATAAAAAGTTATGGCTAAAAAATCAACTTCGCTAACCGAAGCGGTTAGTGCTCAATTAAAATCTAATTTTGATCTTGATAAATTTAAGGAGAAAAAATCTTTAAATAATAAGGTAAAATTCAAAGATCAAAAATGGATTCCATTTTCGGATGCGCTTCAAAAAGCGCTTTCGTTACCTGGAATACCTATGGGACATATTTCTGTTGTACGAGGTAAAAGTAACACAGGTAAATCAACAACTTCTATTGAAGCCATAGTTAGCGCTCAAAAAATGGGTGTACTGCCTGTTTTAATGATTACTGAGATGAAACATGATTGGGGTCATTTTAAACAAATGGGTTTTCAAATGGATGAAGTTACTGATGATGAAGGTAATGTTATCAATTATGATGGATTCTTTATCTACAAAGACAGAAGTACATTACATTCAATTGAAGATATAGCATTGTTTATGGCTGATCTAATGGATGAACAAGCAAAAGGAAATTTACCTTACGACTTATTATTTGTATGGGACTCAGTAGGTTCTATTCCATGTCAAATGAGTATTGAACAAGGTAAAAACAATCCAATGTGGAACGCAGGAGCAATCGCAACTCAATTTGGTAATTTTATTAATCAAAAGATTGTATTGTCTCGTAAAGAAGAAATGCCTTATACAAATACGTTCTTAATTATCAACAAAACAGGAGTAGCACCAGCAGAAGGTCCTATGGCACGTCCTAGAATGACTAACAAAGGTGGTGATACATTTTTCTATGATGCTTCATTAGTACTTACTTTTGGTAATATTACTAATAGCGGTACAAGTAAAATTAAAGCTGTTAAGGATAAAAAAGAAGTAGAATTTGCCTTACGTACTAAAATTTCATGTGATAAAAATCACGTTAATGGAATTACTACTAAAGGAACTATTGTAAGTACAGTTCATGGATTTATTGAAGATTCTCCAAACGCAATTACCAAATATAAGAAAGACTATTCAAATGAATGGTTAGATATTTTAGGTAAAGGAGAAGTAAAAATTACTGAAGATAATTCAGACTGGGAAGAGAAAAAAGATATTTCTGATTTAGTAGACTTCGAAGAAACCGTAGGAGATGAATAACAAAGATTTGCTTAAACTTCTGGATGATATCCATGAAGATGAGGACACTGTCCTTAAAGATGAAAACAGAATTTTGATTATAGATGGTTTAAACCTATTTTTAAGAAATTTCGCTGTATTAAATTACATAAATCCTCAAGGAACTCATGTTGGAGGTTTAAGCGGTTTTTTGCGCTCATTAGGTTCTTTAGTTAAACAGATTAAACCTACTGCCGTGTATATTGTATTCGATGGAATAGGTTCTTCCTTAAATAGGAAGAGCCTGATTCCCGAATATAAATCAGGCAGAAATGTAAATAGAGTAAATGCAAATATATTTGAACATTTAGATGATGAAAATGAATCTAAAGCAGATCAAATAGGCAGATTAATTCAATATTTACAATGTTTACCAGTTAAAATCTTATCAATGGATAAGGTAGAAGCAGATGATATTATAGCATTTTTGAGTGTAGAAATGACTAAAAATAAAAAAACACAAGCATATATCGTATCTTCAGACAAAGATTTCCTACAATTGGTAGATGATAACATAACAGTATACGCTGCTATGGAAAAAGAATTTTATACACCTAAAAAAGTAAAAGAAAAATATGGCATTGAATCATATAATTTCTTAACCTATAAAATATTAATGGGTGATAATTCTGACAAAATACCAGGAATAAAAGGATTAGGTCCTAAAAAATTACCTAAGATGTTTCCCCAATTATTCGAAGATAAAGTATGTACATTAGATGATATCTTTAACATAGCTAAAGATAATTATGAGAAACATGATGTATATTGTCGAATTATAATGGATTACGAAAAGTTAAAAGATAGTAAAAAGGTTATGGATTTAGGAAATCCTATCTTGGATCTCAAAGAAAAAGATATTATATTAAATTATGTAAAAGAGCCAGCATTTAAATTTAATATTCCTACATTTATTACATTGTATAATGAAGATGGATTAGGTAATATTTTAAAGAATGTTGAGTTCTGGTTACGGGATAATTGGACAATTATAGATAGATATAATAAAGCAAAAAAATAAATAAATAAAGGTTATGTGGAATGCATTTAAAAGTTTTTTAAGATTTCTTGAAGGAGTAATATTATTTTATTTACTCTATAAATTTGTAGTATGGTATATAAAAGGTCATTTTGATCGCAAATGGTGGTGGGCATTTTGGACATATGATATTTTACCTATAGTATTACTTTTAGTATTTACTCCTTATTCTTATTTATTTCATAATACTATGAATTATTTAGTATCATTATGTTCACCTGACCCAAGTTTATATTATTTGATTCATAAATAATTAATTTAAATAAAAATATGACACTAAGCAGTTTAGAAAACTATGGAATCGGATTCCAAACAAAAGTTATCTCCGCTTTATTAACAGATAAACCATTTTTACAAAATGTAAATGACGTATTAACAGAAGAATACTTCTCTAATTCAGCTCATAAATGGGTTGTTAATGAAGTAATGAAATACTATCACAAATATCATACAAATCCTACAATGGATGTTCTTAAAGTAGAAATGAAGCGACTTGACAATGAAGTACTTCAATTATCTATTAAAGAACAATTGAAAGAAGCGTATAGATCATCTGATGAAAGTGATTTAACTTATGTAAAACAAGAATTTACTAATTTTTGTAAAAACCAACAATTAAAAAAAGCGCTTTTAAGTTCGGTTGATTTACTAAAAGCAGGCGACTATGATTCTATTAGATCATTAGTTGACGGCGCTTTACGTTCGGGTCAAGACAAAAATATTGGCCACGAATACAATAAAGACACTGAATCACGTTACCGTGAAGAAGATAGAACCCCAATTCCTACGCCATGGAATGAATTAAATGGATTATTACAAGGTGGATTAGGCGAAGGTGATTTTGGACTAATATTTGGTAACCCAGGTGGTGGTAAAAGTTGGAGTTTAGTAGCATTGGGTGCTTACGCAGTACAAGCAGGATTTAATGTAATACATTACACATTAGAGTTAGGTGAAAGTTATGTTGGAAGACGATATGATTCATATTTTACTCAAATACCTGTAAATAAAATTACTCAACATAAAGATAAAGTTGAGAATGCAACTTCATTATTACCAGGTGAATTAATTATTAAAGAGTACCCAATGGGTAAGGCATCAATCAATACTATTGAATCACATATTAAGAAATGTATTGATTTAGATTTCAAACCAGATTTAATCATTATTGATTATGTAGATCTTCTTTCATCAAAAAGAAATAATCGTGAACGTAAAGATGAAATAGATGATATTTATACTTGTACGAAAGGATTAGCTCGTGAACTTAAATTACCTATTTGGAGTGTTTCACAAGTAAATAGAGCAGGCGCCAAAGATAATATTATTGAAGGTGATAAAGCAGCTGGATCCTATGATAAAATGATGATCGCAGATTTTGCGATTTCTTTATCTCGTCAAAAGAAAGATAAAGTAAATGGAACAGGTAGGTTCCATATCATGAAAAACAGATATGGAATGGATGGACTTACTTTTAATGCTAAAGTAGATACATCAACTGGACACATTGAATTTTTGAACCAATTAAATGATGATGATGACGATGATATGCCAAGTAATAAATCAAATAAAGTAGCTACTAATTTTGATGACTTAGATAGAGAATATTTAGCGCAACAATTTTTCTCATTGAATAAATAAGATATGATAACAGAACCAAGAATATATTACAAACCATTCGAATACCAAGAAGCATTTGATTTCTATAAAAATCAACATAGAGCACATTGGTTAGCAGATGAAGTACCATTAGCATCAGATTTAAATGATTGGAAATTAAAATTAAACGAATCTGAAAAGAATCTAATCGGTAATATTTTAAAATCGTTTGCTCAAACAGAAGTACATGTTAACGACTACTGGTCAACAAAAGTATCAGTATGGTTTCCGAAACCTGAAATTCAAGCAATGGCTCGTGTATTTGCTGATTTTGAATCAATACATGCTGAAGCATATGCTCGATTAAATGAAGAATTAGGTTTAGATGATTTTAAAGCATTTTTAGAAGACGAAGTATCAAAAGCAAAAATTGATCGTTTAATTGAAGTACCTGGTGAAACAATAGAGGAAAGAGCATTATCATTAGCAATATTCTCAGCATTTACTGAAGGTGTAAATTTGTTTAGTTCATTTGCTATATTGATGAGTTTCCAATTACGTAACTTAATGAAAGGAACAGGTCAAATTGTTGAGTGGAGTGTTAGAGATGAATCATTACATTCAAAAGCAGGGTGTTGGTTGTATAGAACACTACTTAAAGAATGTCCTGAATTAAATACTGCTGAAATGAGAAATAAAATTGTTGAAGCATGTGAATTATCAGTTCAACTTGAGTTCGATTTTATTGAAAAAGCATTCGAAATGGGTGATATTGATGGTTTAAATAAAGAACAATTAAAAGCTTTTATTAAAGCAAGAGCAAACGAAAAATTAATCGAATTAGGATATCAATCAATTTACAATGATATTGATCCTAATTTAGTAAAACAAATGGAATGGTTTGGTCACTTAACAAGTGGTAAAACACACCAAGACTTCTTCGCAGGTCGAGTAACAAGTTATTCAAAATCAACAGCAGATTGGGATGATCTATGATAAATAATAATATTAAAATTACAAGTATTAACAATAATTGGTTAGAAACTATAGATTCTTTCCTTACAAAAGAAGAATGTTTAGAATTAATTAATTTAGTTAAAGATGAATTAGGAAAAGTTGGAGTTCTTGGAGAACAAATTGATAATTATAGAGTAGCCAATGGAGCTTGGATATGTGATTGTCTTGGAAATCCATTAGTTAATAGAATTAAAGAATTTATATCTGATAAGACTTCTTTACCTATAGAAAATCAAGAACAAATTCATATTGTAAAGTATAATGTTGGAGGTGAATATCAAAATCACCATGATTTTTTTCATGTTTTAGAAGATTATTATGAGGATGAGATGAAACGAGGAGGACAAAGAGTATATTCATGTTTAATATATTTAAATGATGATTTTACTGGAGGTGAAACTTCTTTTCCTAATAAAAATATTAAGGTAAATCCTGAAATAGGAAAAATGATAATTTGGAAAAATATGAAACAATCAAGCTATGGAGATTATCACACAGATATAGATTCATTACATGCTGGACTCCCAGTAACATCAGGAGAAAAATATATAGCAATAATTTGGGTTAGAGAAAATACCTTTATAGGTTAAAAATAAATTTAATTAAATAAAAATGAGCACAGTAGATACAACAAATTGGATTAAGGGTACATAAAGGATAGTTTTTTCCAATATTTATAATAAAATATTCTTATGAAAACTTGCTCTAAGTGTAATATTGAAAAAGAAATATCTAAATTTTATTGGGAAAAAACAAGACAAAGATATAAAACTACTTGTATAGTTTGTGAAAAAGAAAAATGTATAGAAAGATATAAAAAAAATCCTGAAAAGATTAAAGTAAATAATAAAAAGTGGATTGAAAATAATAAAGAAAAATTTAAACAATTAGTTAAAAATAATAGAAATAAATATAAAGAATATGATAAAGAATATGCTAAAAAAAATTGGTTAAAGAAAAAAATAGATCCTGAATATCAATTAAAGCATAAAGAATATCAAAAACAATATAAAAGACAAAAACGAAAAGATCCTATTTTTAGATTAAAAGAAAATCTAAGAACATATTTCTACAGAACTATAACTAATAAAACAAAATCAATTTTTAAATATTTAGGAGATCTAGAAGAATTTAAATACCATATTGAATCTCAATTTAAAGAAAATATGAACTGGGAAAATTATGGAACGTATTGGGAAATAGATCATATTAAATCTATAGAAACTTTTGATTTTACAAATGAAAATGAAATAAAAGAATGTTGGAATTACAAAAATCTTCAACCTTTAACTATAAACGAAAATAGAACAAAAAGATATAAAATATGAGTATACATGTAAATACCGAAGGATGGATTAAAGGAAAAAATTATCCTGTATGGTTTGATGAAATAGGATTAAGTATGATTTCAAAAGGATATTTGTTATCTGATGAAGACGTATTTGATGCGTATAAACGAGTAAGTAGAGCTGCTGCTCGTAGATTAAAACGTAAAGATTTACAACCGTTATTTTACGAGGCAATAGAGAAAAATTGGTTATGTTTAGCATCACCTGTTTTATCAAATATGGGTACTGAACGTGGAATGCCTATTTCATGTTTTGGTATTGACGTAGGTGATTCTATTGAAGGTATTGCTGATGCTAACTCTGAATTAATGAGATTATCATCTCAAGGTGGAGGAGTTGGTATTGGAGTATCTCGTATTAGAGGTAGAGGTAAAACTATTA